ATGACTTTGCCCGATACCCCAACGCCACCGAGCTAGCACCAGTAGCGCCATAGGTAGAAGTATTGTTGCCTATAGCTGCTGCGAAGCTGTCTGCACCAGAGGCGTAGGACTGAGTTAAAGCTGTAGCTTGCGCACCGCTACTGGTTGTTGCTCGATACCCTAATGCAGTTTGATTTAACGAGTAGTTACTAGCATCAGCATCGTAGCCAATAACAGTTGCACCAGACGTACCTGTCATTGAGCCAGTGCGACCAATAATAGTGTTATTTGATCCAGTATTTCCTGCGTTCCAACCTATTCCAACAGAGTAAGTTCCTGCTGCGGCCCCATTACCAATGGCAACGGAGTTAGTTCCAGAGCCATTTGCACTAGAGCCAATAGCTAAAGAAAGTGTGCCTGTAGCAGTCGGGTCAGTAGACCCTGTAGTTTCAGCAGCATAAAGATCAGCCCCACCACCAATCGCTGTGCCGTCTAAAAGTAGGTCAGTACCGTCAGAGCTAAGTGTAACGCCGCCGCCTGAGCCTGTGTGATCTAATTCAATCTTACCCATTATGCGTATGTAACCTCGCTTGTGTTAACCGTGGCAACCCACCTAATGTTTGTGCTTGCTGCGCCAGTAACCTCTATCTTCAAGCCGCCGTTGGTTGTGTCAGCAGTAAGTGCAATGTCCCACGCAGAGGCACCTGATGTGGCGTAAAGTTTATTCTGAATGCCGTTACCCAACACAGTCGATGCAGCATTGGCATCACGCAGCAATGCACCCTTGATTTCCCAGCTTGCGTAGTCACTGCCAGCCGCTGCGCTTTCACGGGCTATGATTGTACCTGAGAAGCTGTAGGCACCGTTGTTGGGGAGGATGATTTGGTTGGTTGTGCCAGCCGTGCTGTTGTTAGTTGTAAGGGCTTCTGCTGTTGCGTCTGTTGTATCAGACAAAAGTACATAAGTACCAGTCTGACTATATATAGACCCCGCGCCAAAATCAGCAGCAGCGTAAGCCAGCTTACCATATAACTCTGCTTTTGAGTTTTTACCAATAGCAGTAGCGTTTTCCCCTGATGCCGTTGATGACATGCCCAATGCCAAAGATTGGCTTCCAGATGCATTAGACGACCTACCAACAGATACAGAGTTACCTGCCGATGCATAAGACCCATAGCCTATTGCTGTAGAAAAAGTTCCACTTGCTAATGAACTTATACCTAATGTAACAGCACTTAAACCTGAAGCTAACGATCCATTACCTATTGCAACGCCGTTACTATTATTAGACTTGGCATATTTACCTATTGCAACACTATTACCGCTAAGTGCACCATAGGTTGACGAATTTAAAGCTATAGCTGCTGCGAAGCTGTCATTGCCGTTTGCATAAGAAGTACCCAGCGCTACGGCTGACGTGCCACTACTGCCAATTATAGGGGCGTCTCCCGCTGCAAAAGATCGTGCGGCACCTGCCTGTGCTTGGTAGCCAACGGCGAAAGAGTTACTTTGAGTGGAACTTGTTTCAGCCCCTATTGCTACAGAAGAACTACCAGACGCAGTAGAGTTTGCACCCATTACTATGGAATTAGACCCACTCGCAGTAGAATTAACGCCAACAGCAAAAGCACGAAGGGCAGTAGCATCTGCAAGATTACCAATAGCTATACTGTCATCACCACTTGAAGTAGCACCGTCACCTATGGCTATTGCATTTGCCCCAGTAGCGCTTGGCTGTGCAGAAGGGGAACTTTCGTTAGCAGCGTACAAATCAGCACCCGCAGCATCCGCAAACGTAACAGCACCAGAGCCGTCTGTGGTAAGCACTTGTCCGTTAGTACCGTCTGATGTGGGTAGAGTGTAGGCTCCGTTTACATTGACTGTACCCGTGGTTTGAATGCCAGATGACGTGGTTTCTAGCTTTGTGCTGCCACTATGCAACAGTTCAATTTGAGAACCACTCAAGTTCATTAAACTTGTTCCAGCGGCATTATCAAATTGTATTTCTTGACCTTGGATAATTAGGTGTCCAGAGGCGTTAGTCTCTTTGATGTAAGAGTTATTTGTCGTACCATCGTGGTAAATCTCTAAGTCATTACCAGTTCCCCAACGAGCTTTCACATCGTCGTTAAAATCTACCCCTGTAGCACCACCCGCAGCATCTGCAAAAGTAACAGCGCCAGAGCCGTCTGTGGTAAGCACCTGATTAGCCGTACCGTCAGAGGTAGGCAGGGTGTAGGTGCCAGAAATCTTAACTGTATCTGACGTACTACCTAGAGCAATTTGGTTTGCAGAGGTAGTGGCTGCATTATGCCCAATCGCAACACTACTTATATGACCAGCATTCGCCCCCCTTCCAAACGCCATGGCATAATTCGCATCAGCCTGAGAATACCAACCAAGCGCAAAAGAATAATCTTGAGTAGACTTGGCATGTGAACCAATAGAAACCGCACCAAGATGATTAGAGCCATAAGCAGATGAATTATTGTGAACCGCAATAGAAGTTGCTTGTGTGCCAGAGGCTCTGCCTTTTTGTAAAACAAGAGTATCGCTGCCTAACGCATTTGCGGAATCCCCAAGAGCTATAGAAGCTGAACTGCTGGCGTTGGAACTAGAACCAATAGCCACAGCATTAGTACCAGTCGCACTCGGCGCAGTTGGGCTAGATGGGTTTTCAGCAATCAGCTCACCCTGAAACACATCCTCAGCCGCAGCCGTGATAAACACCACCGCAGAGCCAGATAAATTGAGTAGTGACCCTGTGCTACTTTCGTCAAGCGTACGCGAGAGAGTGGTCCCAGTACTTGTATAAGTTCCAGAACCAATCTCCCATGCGTCACCGTCCTCAAGGACATATCTTACTACGTCACTATTGGACACACCTGCGTCAGCGAAACTCTGGTAGCCAGTTTCGGCACTTCCAAGGGTGATTGTACCAGTACCTGTCGTACTGGTGCCCATTTTCGCGCGATTAACCAGAGTTACCATATGTATGCACCTTTATGCGATACGGATAATCGCGTTGCTTGCGTCTGCGGTTGGGAACTGGATCGTGAAGTCCCCGTTAGTGGATGTTTTGTCGCCACCAAAGGCCAAAACAATTACAGACTTGTCTGCCTGATCGTCGTTATAAATCAAAGCGCCATTGGCTGTGATTGTAGCTGACGAAAACGTCAAATCAGCAAAGTCAGTAAGTGCCGTTGTACCACTTGTTGTCGGCGTTACATTTGTAAGCGCAGCGCCACCAGCAGTGTACCCTGTACCGCTTGCTTCGTTTGTTGTTGAATACGCCGTTGTAGACGCATTTAGCGTAGCAGAGCTAGTAAACAAAGCTAATTTAAATGTATCACCCGTAGAAGTGGTGAAGTTGTGTGTGCCCGTCAACAGTTCTTTCTTAAAAGACGTACACATTGCTTGCGTGATTGCCATATCATAATCTCCTTATTGCTTCAGCAAGTTCTGGGTGCCCAGCATTCGTGAGGGCATTATACACACTTGTACGGTCACTGCGAATAGATTCTCGCATATAAAATGCAACGACCTTTTCCATGTGTCTTTGGAACGCTTTAGCCTGATCTCTTATGGCCGGGTGGGCGCTATCCGATACACTGATGAGTTTTTCAACACAGCGTTCTGCAACTTCTTCTGGAGTAAATCCACGACCCTCAGTTGTTTGTACATTAACAACGGGGGTTTCTGGCACATTGAGGTCCAACTTAAACATTATTGTTTATCCCTAATAACTTGACCAACCCGATAGTTTTGAGTGGTTTCCTTTGCTTCACCAAGCATTTTTAGGCCGATCATTGCCTCTTGAAACCGCTTATCATAAAGACCCATCAAATCGGCATCACCCTTCATAAAAATGTATGCCTCAGACAAAGCGCCATACAATAAACAAAGTTCAGCGTTCTCACTCAACCATGTTTTATCGTTTGCAGGATTGCTTACCGCAGTGAGACTAGAGGGACGATACATGTAGTGTAATTCCACGGCATAATTAGAACTTGGTGTGGGGGCAAGAATAAAGTTATCTACGTCAAATTGTGCGTAGTACTTTGGCTCACCTGTTACAGTTTGATCTGGATTATACGTTTGTACAAAGCTTACATCTTTAAACTCAACAAAGTTTTTATCGCCATTTGAGTCCGTATAACTTAATGAAAACGGAGCGAGAAAGTCACTAGGACATTGCAAAAAGCGGTTGCTTGAAGAAAGGTTTGCACTTTGGTTTTTAATGAAAAGACTCAATTGCAATCGTATGTAAAACTCATGTTATAAGCACCGTTACTTGTCCAACACCGCCAGATAGTGCTGAAGTAGTTTCTAACTCAGAAGGCATTTGAGCCACAGCAGAAGTGGACCAGTTTCCACCCCCTAAATAAACGATCCCATTTGTGGTAATTACCATAAACGGCGTTTCGGAATTTTCTGGTTGAGGTCTTGCGTCTTTTAATGCTTGAGCATCCGACACCTTTCTAAAAGGACCTAGCTGCGGCTGTTTAGTCTCAAACTCATCTCTACCAACAAGCAAGCCGTTCCACTCTTTTCGCATATCTTTATACCGATACCGAAAACCGGACCGATCAGATATTGCGTAAGAGTTTTTACCTGTGGCAAACTTCGACATTGTTAAACCCTAAAGTATTCGTACCGAGGTACGACGTTAAACGAGGCCCTATCACGGTCTTCCGTCATAGCGCGCTCAAACTCTTCTTCATAAGCGGCTTTTAAGATTTGAATCCGTTGCGGAGCGCGTTTAATAGCAATGTAATAGGCTAAACCCGCCGCTAAACAGGGGTAGAACCTAAAAGGCATGTCCGAACTGTTGATAAACGTGTCGGCATCTTGCATCCGAGTCAAAGCATCATAAAAAACAATGTCCGTGCTGTTCTCAGGAACAGGCCAAAGTTGTAGGTTGGGCGTTATCTGACGATCTAAAAAGAACTGAGAAGGCCGACCTTGAGTAGTCTTGTTTGGAATGGTCAAGAACTCTTCCCGGCTGTACCTGTCTAGAGCATAGTCCGTGTTATCACGGCGAACAACTACGGAAAGAACGTCAATAACATCCGCGTCAATCAAATAATTGCCCGTTCCTTGCGTAACCGCTTGACTACGCTGTTTTATTGTCCATTGATTTAGGCCGCGGTTTGCCCACTCCGCAAGCATAAGGTTTAAAGACCGTTTTGCAGTCTTTAAATCATACCCTGTTCGGACCTCTAAACCACACCGTTCAAAAGCCTCTTCAATGTACTCTGCAACGTCTAGTTCAAAGTCCGCTGTTCCAGATAACGCCATTTTAACCTACTTTTTAGATTTACGAACGGCTCCACCGCTACGAAGTTTCTTAACCATGCCGCCGCCGCGCATCTTCTTAACCATGCCGCCGCCACGCATCTTTTTAGCCATTCCGCCGCCACGCATCTTTTTAGGTTTCATCGCCATTTTTCAGTCTCCTGTACAGTTTTTCACGGTTAAAGTATATTTCTGTAGAGTTGTATTCACCGTCATAGCTATCATAGTATCCCTTTTTGTCCAACCTGTTTGCGGCTTCCTGTAACTTAGAAAGTCTTTGAACAAAAATCATGCTATATTCTTCGTCAACGTCATAATTAAAAGTAACGTCTTCTACAAAATCGCTCGGCTCATCTTCCGGGTTAAAACCCATTAACCAAATGTCCTTGTCTATAAACATGCCTTCAGAAATTCTAAGATTTAAAGCGTCCAAATATTCATGGAAATCTTCGGGGTTCTTTGTGTTTTTTAAGTCAACAATAATTACCAGATCAAACGCGTCATCAAACATAGAAATGCAGGAATACAGGGTCTGATAAGAGTCTTCTTTTTTAAAAAGAATCGAAACCTTGTCTTCTAACCACGCTTTTTTTGCAAAGGGGCATGGGGGCAGGCCGTTGAAATGAACACTAGGCTCTTCCAGAGCCGCTTTAGACCAACCCATAATCTCGTTGACCAAAGCTTTTTCGGTAGGGTCGCTGTAAAAATCTAAATTCATCCCTGAGTCACCGAACCTTTTGTTCTTTTACGACGATCCGCCAGAATTGCACCGCAGCCCCGTGCAACAGCCGTCCCGGGTTTGGACCTGCCGTTAAAAGGACGTTTTGCTTTAGTTGCGGACACCTCTCCACCATAAGCCAAACGGGTTACTTTGGCGGCGTTTGTGTTCGAAACAACTTGCTTTCCTTTAGCGCCTTCACGCTTTTTCTTACGAGCCGTAGAAGCTCGTTCAGACTTGCTGAGACTCTCTGCCTTAGATCGTGGAAGGCATCGGTCAGGGTTCTTTTTATTTTTAGAAGTCCCGCACTTGCCTGCGATATTACCTTGGCTGTCAATTCTGACCCAATCTTCATCAACCCAATCCTTTAATTTTCCCATTACGAGCCCTTCCGTTTTCCGCCTTTAGATTTTTTGGCGTAGTTAGGGTCTTTGCAATACTTAGAAGCCGCCATATTGGCATAAGCAGAAGGGTAAGTATCAAAAGTTCGTTGGGCCCAAGCTTTACCTTCCGGACAAATCTTACTGCCCTTGCTTTTGGAGGAAGCTTTTTTAGATTTTTGGTCACCAAACCGAACAAGCTTTATTTCGCTGCCCTTTTTAGCCAAAACGGCACTCTTTTTAGACGCGTTGGGAGTCCTTTTAGGCTTGTTAAAGCCCGGAAAAGTCTCCCCGCGGTACTTTATTCGGCCCGAAGGTGTTCTAGTTACGTCTTTTGTCGTAGCCATAGTCCCTCACATTAATTATAAAAAACCGTTATGTTAGTCATGTTAGTCAACACGGCATAACAGCCGTCGCTAAACAACATTCCCTCGTCCGGTATATAAACATTGTCATCCGTATTGGTGTGAAACGCTAACGTTAGTTGCGTTGTTCCACCCGTACTTCCGTTTTTTAAAACCAGAGAAGGGCCTGACCCGGCGTGAGTGTGGTAATGTATCGCTTTAACGCGAGCCCGTCCGGCGAAGACCGTACCAGTAGCAGTTAAGTAGGTGGCCTTTACATCGGACGCCATAGTAATCCTCCTAGCTGTAAAACACCGTCACCGAGCGTCTAAGTCCATGTCTAAAACAGTAGAACCCCCGTTCCCGTCTGAGATAGTCAGACGGGGTGACCCGGTGGTTGTTTTAACTTGAACCTGACGTATGCGCGCAGGACCGACACCAGCAGAACCAGTGGCCGTCAAACGTTTTGCTCTTACATCAGAACCTGCCATGCTAACCTCCTAGCTTAAAGGTCAATAGCCTGCTGGTACAAAACAGTAAAACGAATTGTTCCGGCGTTAGTAGCGCCCGTAGTGGTTACAGTAAGACGTTTTTCAGTGCCAACGTCTGCCCAAACCAATGCTCCACCAGCTTCAGTAGTTGGGTATTTACGACCCGCACCAGAAGCTACCGTGATGGAAAAAGCGTTTAGGAAAGTAGCGTTACCGCCAACAGTGTCACCGATGCTCAGTACGCAAGTTGCGTTTGCAACAGCGACGGGAACGTCAATAACAATGTCAATAATTTGTGATGCAGCCGGAATTACGATATCCGTAACAGTGGCTGTTTGAGCGCCGCCCGCGGTACTAAAATCAGTGGTTTGAGCCATAACGACTTGACCAGTGTTTTTAATGTCTTTACCGAGCGTTGTACCCGTAGTAGTTGAAATGGTGCCAGCTTT